ATCGATATACATATGCATGTTTATGTTTATATTGAATCATACTATATTATAGTTATTTTTCGGCACGAATCCTATTTTCTTTAGGACAATTCATATAATCTGTTTTGAATGGACAATACTTGCAATTTTTATCACCCTTTCCAGAAATGGCCATATATGGTTTATCTGCAAGTTTATTTCCTTCAGAATCGAAACAATGTTCTACAAATGCATCAATTTGACGTTGAACTTTGCGTTGTGTTACCGTGCCGGAGCTAGGTTTAAATAATTGTATGCGTTTTTGTGGAAACATTGACTCTTCAATCATTTTGCGTTTCACAATAAAAAACTCAACTACAATATTTTCTTTCGGGACACCAAATTGCTCGGAAAATTTATTTTTATATAATACGAGTTGGGCTGCTTTTAAAGGATCTGATTTTTGATATTTGTTCCAACCGCCACGACTTGTTTTAATATCATATACATGTATAGTATTAGTTGGAATATGGCGTATAACCAAATCAATAAATCCAAATAAATAAACCGATGGATTACTAGGCGATGCCGGGGTACATAACTCTATTTCAATGCCTACCAATTCCCAATCTTTAGTAGAAAAATACTGTTTGCGTCGTTTCTTGAACCATTCCAAAATAGCAACACCATCTTCTAAATATTCTGCTAACTGCAATGGATTGGAAAAGTGTGATCCGGTATCAGTTACATTGCGTTGATATTCTTCTCGCAGTTTGTTAGTTAGTATACTTCGCAAATCTAACGCATCTGCTTGTTTAACCGATTTGGTATACATAACTTCAATATAATACTGCATTGTCTCGTGGAATGCCGTACCAAAACATGTATCGATTGAAGCCTGGAATGGAGCCAATCCATCTATATAAGCAAGTTTCCAGGATAACGGACACCGTTCATACATGTACCATTGTGAATATGATATTCTACGAGGAACTGTGTCAGCATCGCGTAATGATAGCTTATAGACAGGATTAATATAACCATTTTTCATACATTAAATATAAGAAAAAATATAATAGGAAACAACCGGACAGTAAAAAAGTGCAGCAATAATGCTGCACCACTTATAAATAAAATACCATAAAATAAAAAAAACCCACTCTTTTTGTTGATTCTAATAATTGTCTAAATCTATTTAGTTCCATAGTTTTTATTTAAAAAATAAATGTACCAACCTCTTGTTCATTCTCGTCTTTAATTGAGATACCTGGTTTTTGTTGCCCTGGAGCGTTAACACCCGTTGAAACAGTTTCACCATAAACCCAATTATATTTACCACCTTTAGTTCCTCTCCCACCAAAATTTTTTGTGGTGAAGTTTGGTTGCCACTGAGTTTCATAATCTGTTATTTGAACTCCATCAACATCTGTTGGGAACCCGTAATCGTCAAAAGTAATTTGACCTTGTTTTTTATTAGTAAAATAATTTTTATCAAAATTAATGGTCTCTTGCTCCATTAAATAATGATTTGCAATTTTATTGAGTCGTATAGCATCTTGTTGTGCATTATATGCTTTATCTTCATCTTCGTTTAAATTCTTAGTTTTAAAACGACGCATATTTTCTGCTAGAATATTTTTTAGTTTTATCATATATTTCCTAATTTTAATATAAATATAATCAAAAAAAAAAATACTATTTTGTTAAATCCAAAGAACATCCAATAACATTTATTTTTGGAGTATGTGTATGTTGTTGTTCTGTTAAATAGATATCAATTAAATCTTTAGTCTTATTTAAATCTTCGGTAAATGATCCTTTGTAACGACAACGTACGATTCGTTTAATAATATCAAATTCATAGCTATTAAGTTCCCAATCTTCTGCGAATTTATACAGGCTATCTTTACCTCGGTAATGTGATTGCGTGTTTACACTCATTTTCTAACTCCTTTCATCATGTTTTTTACTTCTTTCTCCGAATATCCATATAAATTTAGCAGACGAGTGCAACTAGTTTGATCCATCAAATCCACGTAATCAGTTGCTTCAGAACGACTTACTTTGTAGTGCTCTGCAACTTGAGAGATTAGTTTATCGGAAAATTTATCTTCTTTTTTACCTTTAATGTATTTAGCAAATGCCTTGTTATGCGGTAATAGTTCGTAATAAAGACGATATGTTTCTTGTGGCCGTAATAACCCTATTGTGTATGTCTGTAACTCATTAATAACCTCAACTAAATCTTGTCGCATAGAAAGCCAACGATTAACAATATATGGAGAAAATGCCTTTTGATCAGTTTCACTCCATTTATTCCATGCTTTCTTTTTGCTTGTTACGCCTTCGATAAAATCAAAGATAGTTGCACCCTTTTTTTCTTCTGCCATTTATAGTTTATATTTAGTTCGCCATTGTTTTTCGAAATTTGGACCAATACCCATTTCTAGTATAACTGCTGTATCTGGTATTCCGGGAATTTTACGTTCTAACACATCATCAATACTTTTATTGCGCAATGTTTTCATTTTGGTTTTAGCATTGCTCCGAGCTGATGTTTTAAAAACAATTGTTACATCGTCTTTATAGTATGGGCTAGACATTATTTTTTCAGTTTAATGGGTTGAAACACTTCTGGAATAGACCCGCAATCATCACATCGAAACACAGGAACCGGAACCATTGTATCTTTATCCCCACCTGTTAGAAATTTTGATACTTTGTTAATTGCCATTACTTGACGAAAATACATTCCATCACATTCTTTGCATTGAATTGGCTGCATATCGTTTGGGCCAATATTAACATTTAATTTACTCATATTTCTCCTAATATATTTACAAACATGGACATTATGTTGATTTCTTTGTCTACAACAGATGCATCTTTGTATTGAGCTTCTGCAATAATTAAAATGCATGGAGCTACATGTCCATGAGCGAATTCATCTAAATTGTCATATAGAAATGTGTATAGTGCCGTAAAATCTCTTACTTTGCTATCTGCAATAATTTGACGTATTTTAGTGAATGCACCTTTCTTGTCTGCAGAATTGCGTAATACATCTAATATTTCTGTCATGTAATTTGCTTGTATAGCACTTGCTTTATCTAGTTGCAATGTGTTATTAACAACTGATGCTTGTGCTGCATTAATTGCACGACGAATATCTGGATATGATGCATTAATTATTGCAGCAACATCTTTAATATCAAACTCAATTTGCTTTTCTTCTAATACTTGCACAAGCCGCTTTGCTACATCTGTTTTATTCGGAGGAGTAATTGCAAATGTTTGACAACGAGATTGTATTGGATCAATAATCTTTTCTACATAATTACATGTAAGAATAAAACGGGTTGTTTTACTATATGTTTCCATTAAATTACGTAATGCTGCTTGAGCATTTGGTGTCAAATAATCAGCCTCATCCAATATAATGATTTTCCATCGTCGAAATCCTACTGTCGATGCATAACGTTTAATCTTATCCCGTACAGCATCTACTGAGTTTTCATCGGATGCATTTATATACATAACATCGGCATCCACACTACCGGCAATGATTTTTGCCAACGTGGTCTTCCCAGTACCCGCGGTACCATAGAATAATAAGTGAGGAACATCACCATTATTAATAAAGATGCGTACTTTTTCAATGATATGTTCATTACCTATATATCCTTCTAATGTGTCGGGACGAAATGATTCGACCCAAAGTGTATTTTCTTGTGTATTAAACATAATATAATTATTTTCCTCCGGTAGAACCGAATCCTTTTTCTCCTCGTTTAGTTCCAGTTAATCCAGCTACCGGTAACCATTGTATCTGTTCTACTTTGCATAAAACCATTTGTGCTATTCGGTCGCCTGGATTGAATATAATAGAGTGCGGACCATGATTAATCAAAATAACTTTTATTTCTCCCCGATAATCTGAATCAATCGTGCCCGGTGAATTTAACACAGTAATTCCATGTTTTAGTGCCAATCCACTTCTTGGTCTTATTTGCAATTCATAACCTTGCGGAACTTCTACAAATAATCCAGTTTCAACTAAACATCTGCCGCCTGAGTCAATTGCGACTTCATTAATACATCGGATATCTAAACCAGCACTACCCGGAGTTTCGTATGCAGGTAGTGCATTATTTGACTGATTTACTACAGATACTATCATAATTAATTTTGCAATTGTACTAACCAATAAGATGATTCAAAATCAGTTCCGGTAAAATCAATTCTTGCTAATCCTTCTGGTGAAATATGAAGTTTACCAGAATCACCTTTATTTGCGATAAGAATTTCTTTTAATTTATCTGCTGAAAAACAGATAGGTTCCATATTAGTAATATTAGTAGGACCAACTTCAAATGAAATGTTATCTGCATTAATAGTGGTATAGTTAATAATAAATTTTATACTACCATTTACAACTTGTACTGCAAAATTCTTAGCATCTGGCAATGCATTTTTTGCTTTAATAAATTTACTAATAAATTCATCATCAACATCGATTGAAACCTGATAATCTGGTTCTGCATTAATTGTTGGTACTGCTGGAATTACAGTGGTATCTGCTAACATGAAGGTTAACTTTGTGGTACCTTCTGAAATTTTCATTGCATAGTTTTTACCTGCAGATTCTTGCACGTCAATATTAATTTTTTCTCCTACGGCACTAAGCATTTTTGTCAATGCACCGGTATGATTAATACCTAACGATCCATTCATAAATGGTGTAGTTTTCCATTGAATTTTACCTACTACGGTTTGATCTTGATCGATTAGATTACAACCTACACCGGTAGAATTTTCATTAAGAATAACCGCTTCACAATTTCCTGCTAAATAGTAGCGATTAATAAATGATTGTAATTTACTTTTTTCCATGTTTACCTTTTAAAATTTAAAGAATTCTGCGAACTTATTTGCATCGGTAGTTGATATAGAATC